CGTCGTTAAGAACAGCAGGGTTGTCACCTGTTAGTGTAGGACCTGCACCAGAAACGTCGTTAGCACCACCAGTACCTGACTGATTAGGGTTAACTTCGTTAAAGAATGTCTCAGCATTACTTGTGCCAGGACCATCGTAACGAGCACGCATTGCAAAGATTAGTCCAGTAGGACCACTCATTGGTTGAACACCTGCTAGGTCATAAGCAACCAAGTTAGGCATTGCACGTCTAATCAATGAGATTAGAACTGGGTCGAAACCTGCAACTGACTGGTCACCTGATGAACTAAAACCAGGATTTCCTGTACCACCTGGGTCTGTGTTCATTGTAGGAACTGCTTCAGATAAGATCTGACGTTCCTGTCTAATTACTTTTTCTTGGTTCTCTAAGAGAATAGAGGTAACAGCTTTCTTATAGTTATCTGTGATAGGATCACAGTCACCATGGTCGAGAACTGGTGCCCATTTTTCTTGAAGAACCTTTGACATACCTAATGTCATTTGATTTTTTCTCCGTTTAAAAATTAGGGTTAGTTAATGATTTATTGCCACTGTGAGATAGCATTGACATATGCTGCCATTGCACCATCAACGGGTGCTGCTACTTCTCCAGTTGCTACATCTTCCTTAGGAGCAGATACCTGCTTAGGGAAATAGTTTTCCTTAAGGGTAGAAATTTTCTCCTTAAAGGACTCTGCAGATTCAAACTCAACTGACTCAGCAAGTGAAGCAAGCTTCTCTGCCTGTGTTTGAGCTAAACCTTTAGATACTTCGGCAATTAATGATTCACGAGTACGTGCATTAATAGTACCGTTTAGTGAGACGTTCTTATCAATTTGCTCATTGAGCTTCTCTTCCATTTCATCTAGTTTGTTAGTCATCTCATCGAGGACATCATATTTTTCTTCAGGGATTGATACATAATTTTCTTCAAAAAGTTTCTTCATGCCATCCATGAAGGAACCATACATTTCTAGTTTGATGCCATTGTGGATTTCGAGTTCATTCTCTTTCTTCCACTCTTCGGCAACATAAGAAAGGAACTTATCCATTTTTTCAGAAAGTTCGGTCTTAACCTCATCAACTTTCTCAGATAGTTCTTTCTCAAAAGCTTCTTCTAACTTTTTACGTTGCTCATTGATTTTACTCTTTACAGCAGCTTCAAAGATAGTTTTTGTTTTTGCTTTAAAATCTTCAGATAGTTCTTCGCCTGTAAGAAGTGCTTTAACATCGTCATCGACATTAATTTCTTCTTCGACTACTTCACCTGTAGATTCTGTTTCTTCCGCTTTTGTTATACCTGCTGGTTTACCATCGGGTGAACCTGCATTTTTGTTAACAGCGTTTCCTTTTATTTGTGATGTGCCCTTGTTGGCAATCTTGGATGAGTTGTCATCCTGTTTATAATTTTGGTTGGTAGGACCTCCCAAATCTTCAATCGAAGCATCTTGTGGTGCAGGTACAGAAACTTTTTCCATACCGTCTGCACTACCAGCACCATCAGTGACTTGGCGTTCAGAGAGATTCTCTTCGACGAATGTTTCAAATTTTTGGTCAACTGATGCTGACATATTGATACTCCTTGTAAATAATCTTACTTATGTCTGAATTTATTTATAATTACAGTCCTTTCAAGAACTGTTCAAATGCGGAAACTTTGCGTTCCTGCAAATTATATAGGGTAGCAGAGTCAATTTGCTTCTTAATTTGTGAAACTTCTTGCTCTTTCAGTAACCCATTATCCCAAACCCATTCTTTTCCTTCCATGATACCTTCTACAAAAGCATCAGGGGCAGATGGATCTGCAACAATATCAGCAGCAGTTGCTAACTGATAGTCATCACGAACGTAGTTTGCACCACCCATTTCTCTTAGAGAACCAACTCCTCTAGAAGAAACACCTAATGATACACCCTCACCGAGTAAAGATTTTGCAATCTGACCCATTGGTGTATCTAAAATTTTTGCTTTACCGATATAATTGTTTCCTTCTCTTACGAGTGATTCAATTTTGTGTGAAGCTCTATCCAAATTAACCGTAGGTCCTTCTGGATGTCCTAGTTCACCTAAAGCACGATTCTTAGAAATGTTTTGTTCAGTATATCTACCAACTTCTCTTTCAAGAATATCAATTGGATACACTCTACCATTTCTATTTTTAATTTCACCTTGCAAAAATACACCTTGAATGTAATGGCTTTTTGTACCATTATTATCCTCGGTTAGAAATTTTACTTCCTCTATTTGTTCAGTTATTAGTTTCATTGTCTTCGGGTGAAGGGGGTAACTGTTCATCACTATCAACAGCATCTTCCTCAGGTTCAGTCAAATGACCGAACATGTTTGCTCCTACTTTCTCTTTTTCAAGAGTTAGTATCTCTGCTGCTTTGTTCATAATGACATCTTTAACCGCATCGGATGCATCTGCTAGATGATCCTTCATAATCATATCAACTATTTTTGTAGTTTCCATAGTAAAACCTCATGTTTATTTAGCGTTTTTGTTACTAGGTGGTAACGGTGGTTGCTTCATTTGATCAATTTGTGCTTTTTGCATTTCTTGATCAAGCTCTGCTGTCTCTTGTTCTTGACCCAATTGAGCCACTGGATCCATAACAAGACCTAGTTTTATCTCACTATTTATCTGCTCACGCATTTCAACTATTTCTTGCTCTGTAAATTGGAGTAGTTGACGCATAACATAATCTTGTGAGAAGTATTTTCCAACATAAAGATCAAGTTCATTTAGAACTTCCATCTTTTTCTGGAGCATCTCTAAATCTTTTAACTCAGAGAAGTGATTATCATAGAGATAATCATACTGGATATGCTCCTTCATCTCCTCCCAGTCGTCAGGTGTGATAACACCTTTCAAGATTAACTGAGTTTTTAATAAATCATGAAATAGATCAGAGAATTTCTTACGGAGACGACCTACAAACTTAGTAAATTTAATCTCATCTCTGTTAATTTCTTCTGACTTACCAAGATCAAATGACTTGTCACTTTCTAATCTTGATGCTGGTACGTTTAATGCTTTGTATAATTGTGTTTGGAAGTACTTGATATCTGTTAACTCACCTAAGTTTTGTCCACCAGGTAGAGTTGTAATCTCTGTTCCTCTACCACCTTCTCTACGTGGTAACCAGAAATCTTCAAGCATACTCATGTGCTTCTTATCGTCACGGATCTCACCAGTGTTTGAGTCGTATACCAACTTATTTCTGTAGCGAGACATGACATCACGAAGGTATTGTTCCGCTTTTATCTTTGGAAGATTACCTACATCAATGTAGAATATTCTTCTTTCAGGAGCACGTGATAATCTGTAGATAACAATACTATCTTCAAGCATTCTTAACTGGTTAAGATACTTGATTGCCTTATGTAAGTAACTTAATACTATATTTTTACCTTGATCTTTTACACCAGATGTAACATATACAATAGCATCACTAGCAATTTTGATACCTTGGTTTGTATTGTTTACACCTTTTTCATTGTAAATGTAAAATTCTGTGGTCTTACCATAATCATATTTCATGAACTGGTCTGCATCCATAGGTGGTTTTTCCACAATACGGAGCTTCTTAATTTTAAGTGGATCAATCCAGCGTAACTCTAATATACCTTTAGATGGATCTTCTAAATCTACCACCTTATGGTAAAACATTCTACCATCAATAAACCATCTTCTGAATATTTGATGAGCAGCTTTGTCTACATCTAATAATTTCTTTATCTGATCGAACTCGTCTCTTATACTTTTCTTTATTGAATCGGATGCTTCTAAGTTTGATAGTTCAATTTCTACAGGACTATCATCCTTATCTGAAACAATCGCTTCATTTGTGATATCTTCAATAGCACTATCAACCTCAGGTTGCAATGCCATCTGTCTATAACGACGTATTAAATTTATCTCGTCTCTCTTTTTCGAGTCGTCAAGATCCACATAATGACCGAACCATCCACCAAAAGGAGTAATGGTGGAGGTTGCGTCATTATCTACTGGAGGTACTGGGGAAGCAGCACCTTTTGCTTTCATTTTGGGGTCTTTATCTTTTATAGAGAACCCAAATAAAGTTGCCATAATTAAATTGTATT